CCTATTGCTATCTGCATCAAACTTATTCCTTGCATTAATGTTGTAATTCTTTGCTTCGACCAATACTCGACCATCAGCAGAAATAAAATCGAAATGGGAACGTAGCCAGCTATGATCTGGATGTGTGAGAGGGTAATCTGCATCTTTTAACTCCATGTTTAGTCTGTCTTGTGCTAACCTACCAATAATGGGTTGCATGACATGACCCATCTGAACAGCCTCTACTTGAGACAAATCAGGGGGATCAATTTTGCCTTGTTTTTGCATGATGACCTCAACAGCTTTGCCATTCATGACCTGACGGGTATCAGACGCCCACCAAGCACTATTTCTTATCTCTGGGGCAAAATCATCTCTATCGTTTGCCATGTTGCACCTCCGATAAGAGAATTGCTAAATTATTCATGACTTGTTCTAGTCTTTTGATACGATCATCAAGCTTATTGATTTTGACATCAAGCTTCATATCGTCTAGTTTTAAAGATTCCATTTGAACCCTCAATTCATTTAATATAATTTCCATTGTTATCCCCTTTATAGTTAGAACGGATTATTTTCCAAAATTTGATCCCATTGATAATCTTTTTTCTTATTTTCAATCGGTTCAAAATACTGACCAGCATTGCCACAATTTCCATTGTATCTAGCACTGACACATAAGTTATAGCTCTTATTGCCACTGACTAAATCAATTGTAGGTAATCGTTTGCATACTGCTGAAAATGATGGTGTCTCTTCGAAATGAATACAATCTGCACATATTCTTATTTTGCGACTAATCATAATGTCCCCTAGTTAGAAAGTTAGTGAATTATCAAGTTAAATGATTATGTTTACCTTGTCAAGCACTATTTTTAATTCTTTTTACAAACTATCCCCTGTGGATAAGTCTGTGGATAACCTGTGGATAACTTCTTATCGCTTATAATATTAAAGTATTAATAACTATGAATATAAACTATGTTTATATTCATTATTAAAATGGTTTTAATACATATATTTTATATATCTCTTATATAATATTATAATAGAGTGATTAAAAATTAAGCACATTCAAAAATCACCTACACAATGACCCTGTAAAACACTTTTGCATATAAACACAAGCAAAGATATACCTATAAACTAAAAATGGGTTGTAGGTGTGTTTTTGTGTGTTTTAGAGCTATATAACGATCTCTATGTTGATGACTTTTGTGTAAATCATCAAAATAAGCATAATTGCACAAATAATAAGCAATTCTCGGTCTATATGTTGCATTTTGGTCTCCTAGTAAAAAATAAGATCATTCGGATAAGCTTTTAGCTGACCTACCTTTTTAAAACCCCACGGATTTTTAATCGTAGTGTCATGAAAATGTGTAGCCCCACGCGAGTAATCTTTTTTTATGTCCATGTTGATTATTTTTTGAGCAATCACCATATTTTTTAAAATGGTTCTACTATCTGGATAAGAATATTCGCCTCTGTTTAAACGGGTTATATATTCGCTTGACCATTTTTTGTTAATGACCTCACACAAGCGATCATGTTTAAACGCTGCTCTCCTATAATAAACCATACCAACTGCAATCTTTGTCTCAATCGGTGTTAAATCTCCACCAGCTTCTCCTGCTATGACAAGTCCTAAACAATAAGCCCCTATTAATGACATATTGGTCTCCTTTGTATTTAGTCTGGGTATTCATACACCAGAGGTTCTATATCATTATACTCAACGCCAGTAATTGTAATATTTGGGCTATTATTTTCTCCTTGCTTTAAATCTAGGTTAAAGTTAGCATTACGCGCGTAGTAAACCGCGTCTATCTCATCTTTAGCCTCTACATCAATCCATACTTGGTAATGTAATGCCACTGAATATAGTTTAGTCATTTTGAACCTCCTTATAGTCCCCTTTCGCAAAACATCGATCACACAATGCCTGATATTCCTCATTAAAATCGTAATCACAATCCCAATTAAGCTCGTTCCATGTGTGTTGAATAAGCCCACACTTATCACAGCAATTCAAATCTAATAGGCTCATTCGATCTATAACGATGTTGTCCTTGTTTTTAAATCTGTGTATGTTTTTACCATGCAAGTTTTGATAGGTGTATTTCATGACGCCACCTCCTCAAGCTCGGTAATTCTAAACTCATCTGCTTCATACATACTATCAATTTCACCACGTTTAAACGCTTTCTTTTCCTCTTTTAAAAACCAATCTAAAGCGTTCTCTGCGCCTTGGTAAGTATCAAATACTTCTGGTTCGTCATTAACTGACCATGTATTAATCCACCCATCGCATAAAGTTTGGTGCTCTACAACGTATTTAGTAGCCATGTTTAAACACTCCCTTTGTTAAAATTATTAAAAACTTCTGATAAAGCATAGTAAATTTCTGTTTGTATTTCCTCTGCCAAATGCTCATAACCTTCATGATTTATAGGTTTTACAATATCACCCGCCCAATCCCATAAACCACCAGCATATTTTTCGTCTATCTCACCATCTTTAAATCCCTGTTTGTGCATGGCAATTCTATTTTTTAAATAATCATTCATGTTTAAACACTCCTTAAATTAAGATAATTGTCTTTGTATTCGTCAAATAAATCCTGTCCTAATTCACTCGCCTGATCTGCGTAAATGCTCGAATACATACCTAAAAAACTATTCCATTGCGCCTCTGATATTTTATTGTCTGGGTCTAAATGTTCTTTTTCCATGCCTTGCCAAAGGGCGTTGTTAAGATCAATTGAATGATTAATCATGTTTAAACGCCTCCTACTTCGTTAGTTTCAAAAATATCAAAATATAATTTGTCCAACTCCTTGTCAGACATAGATAAATAACCATCATGTCCATATTCCAGCACAAACGCTACAAACCTTTCACACTCTCGATCTGTGAACATATTGTCTATGTCCCTTTCAATTAATGCTTTTATCTTTGCTTTTTTAAGTTTATGTTGATCTGTAAAATTGTCCTCATATAAATTAATCATGATTAAGCCCCCCTAGCCTGTTTAAACAAGTCCATTAAAATGTCCTCGAATTTATAATTGATACCACGTCGATTGAGCTCGTTCTCAATCTGTGTGAGATAAATCTCATCTCTAACACCTCTAGCCATAAGCGTTGAATATGTGTCGTAAGCGTTTAAAAGCTCGTCATCGGTATAAGTTAAGATGTTAGGCATTTTGAACCCCCTCTGATTTGCATGAGAGTAGAAAGCGTAAAGATTGGATACGCGCTCTGTTTAGCTGTAATTTTTCCATGATAAAACCCCTATTTAGTTAGAATTTGGCTTAATTTAAGCCCATAAGCGCGCTGTTTAAACGCGCTTAAAGATTAAACTATGCAACCTCTTTTTCCTCTTGCTTTTTTGTGGCTTTGCAATACTCGAAAAACTCAACCCATGAACCGCTAAAAAGTTTAGTTTTGGCTTTTCCGTATGAGCTATAAAGACTATAAGCCTCGATTTTGTCTTGGTAAATGTGATACTCATACTCTTGACCGCAATCCTTATTTAAAATTGGCGATGAGATATAAATATTTCCCGCCTCTGTTTTAAATAATGCGATCATTTGCGCTGATAAACAACCCATGCCATTGGCTATTCTTATTTCGGTGTCATCATTACGCCCTAATCCATTTACAACTTTAAACTTTGATAGATAAAAGCCTAGATCGAAACCATGTCCAGCAATATATCCGTCATACTGGCGATAAAAACATAATAGCGGGTCTTGCATTTCCGTATTATTAAACTTGTCATCATAAAAATATGTTAGTGATCGTGTGCCCATTTTGTGCCCCTTTTAGTTAGATAAAATTAGAATTAAAAAGCAATAAAAAGAAATTAAACTCAAAATAAAGTAAAAGATTAATTTGTAGATATTCATAATTAAGCCTCTACCTTTTCAATAATATGATGTATAGGCTCGCCATAAACGTTAAAAATATAGCCGTTAATCTCGCAATGCTCGCCAACGTCATTTTCTGAACCATCTGCAAAATAACGATAAATTGTCTCGCCGTTATCGTTTTGATATTCCATCGGGTATTCGTCAATCCAGCGGATAACGCGCTGTTTTGCTTTATTGCTTAATTGATTAAATATATAGCCTTCTATTTGATAGATCATAATTAAAGCCCTTTCTAGTTAGAATATTATAATATTAATATATTATAATGATTATAAGATTATATTAATTATTTTATTTGTCAATAGTTATTTATAATTATTTATAAAAGAAAAAGGGCGCTGTTTAAACGCCCTTGATTTGTTTATTGCATTTGAGTATGACAGGCTGGACAGATTGGCGCCCCTAGATCATTGAGCCATTTTCTAGTTATTCTGATGTTATACCCACACTCACACTCACACTTAATAAGCCTTGTAGATTGTTTTTTACCTGATAACATTAATTCTCGGTGTGGATATTCACCGAACTCTGAAATCCATCTAGCAAGCTTTAATTTTAATTCATCACTTGCAATTGTGGCGGTCATTTTACCAGTTAAGCCTACACTTAAAGCGCATTGTCTGAAAACCTTATTATGCCCATTTTCGTTTCCTACAATTGCATGGACTATCTCATGAATTAGAATATCCGCCACCCTTGCGCTTTCCTCTATTGTGGGTGAAATCATAATTTCATGATATGCACCCTTGCTAGATTGTGGTGAAAAATGCAATCCAATAGCCCTTGCATTTTTAGATCCACGCCCTGAAGTTAAAGAGCATGAGAATTTAAGCTTTGATCTTAATTCTGAATTAATTTCATAACCTACATTTTTAAAGTGATCAAGTAAAAATTGATCGGTGAATTTTTCTAGCCACGTTTCGCGATTCATAATATATACCCTTTTTAATAGTTAGAATTTAATCATTAATAATAATGATTAATAGGATTATATGATTATGTTTAAACAATGTCAATATATATTTTAATATTTTAATATTAATATATTTTAATATATATATATTAATATGTATTTATATATCTATTAATATTATTATAGGGTTTCATGATAATGAAACGTTATGTAAAATCCTTACCTTCCCGCCTTCTTTAATAAGTAAAACTTATCATGGGTGTATTATGTAAAATAGTTATGGGTAATTGATGGATTAAGGTTATTAATATTTATATTATTAAAATCTATTATGGGAATAATGGGTAATTAATAGAAATGAATACTAGAATATTTATATAGACTGGAAACTCAAATGGACATGACCCCCCTAGTGTGCGAGACCTTCTCCTCTCACCCCCCATAAAAAAAATCATATATTTGTTTAATTTAGTGATTGTGTTTCTTACATCATGTAAGCTATAATGATTAATAGCTATATTGATTAGGAGCATAGAATGGAATTAAGCAAGTTAGAACTCACTAGAAATTATCCATTACCACAGATGAGAGTGAAGAATGTTTATCCGTACAAAGAGATGGTGGTGGGTGATAGCTTTTTAGTACCTAATGCAAAGCTACAGATTGTATGTAATAACAATTGGAGAGTAGGGAAGAAACTTAATATGGTATTCTCTGCTCGTAAAGAGGGTGAAGGTGTGCGTGTATGGAGGGTTGTCTAATGAATGAAGGGATAATGAGTATGATTGACAGCATTGATCGTAAACTAGAGCCTATGACTGATGAACAAATCATAAAGATATGGGAAAACCACCAAGGGGATACTAGACTTTCGATATTGGCATTTGCTAGAGCCATAGAAAAAGAACATGGTATCCAACTCTGACCAGGAAAATAAGTGGGCAAGTGAGCTCAAAAGCTATCGTATTCTCTTAAAGATGGAGATGATGAGGGTGTTGAATTGTCATTCCAATGATGAGAAGAGACTTCTAGCAAAAGAGTGGAAAGAGAAGTATAGTCAAATCTTCTACAAGGAGTTAGTCAACATGGCTAAAGACAGAAATGTAAGAGCTAAGGTAGCAAGTTGGGACATAGACAACTTTGATGAAGATAAGCCAAGATGAAATTTAATCTGCGTCAGTTCTACGCATTTTGTTCCCAGTTAAAGATTGAGACCAAAGAGCAAGGACTAAGAAACATGGATACCTTGTTGGGTACCCAGACTTATGTCATGGAAGAGATTGCTAAAGGCTTAGAGAATGATATTCATTTCTTTGTCATTCTTAAAGGCAGACAGTTGGGTATTACCACTGTGTCTTTGGCACTTGATCTTTATTGGCAATTTACTCACCCTGGTTGGCAAGGCACTTTAGTATCGGATACTGAAGAGAATAGGGATATGTTTAGGAGTACCCTTGCCATGTACATGGATGGGTTACCTAAAGAGTACAAGATTCCTCTTGTAGCCCACAATCGAAATCAATTAGTCCTACAAAACCGTTCCCGTGTGTTCTATCAGATTGCCGGTAACAAATCTCGTCTAGGTCAAGGTAAAGCCATTACTTATTTGCATGGTACAGAGACTGCTTCATGGGGTAACGAGGAAGGTCTTGCATCTTTGATTGCATCTTTAGCTGAAAACAATCCTGAGCGTTTGTATTTGTTTGAAAGTACAGCACAAGGATTTAATATGTTTCATGATATGTATGTCACTGCCAAAC